GGTAAAATACTCTGTCGGAACCGGTAAAAAACTCACCGTTCAGGATACTGTTGAGGAAACGGCAACCGTTACGTGCTCCACTCAGGTGCACGTTGCAGGCCCGGCGTTCACCAGCGAACAGAAAGCCATGAACGTAACCGATTTCGCCAAAACGTATCTTGACCCGGCGATGTCGATCATTGCGGCGAAGATCGACAACATGATCCTTCAGCATGCGGCCGAGGGTTTCAACCAGTTTGTTGGAACGTGCGGAACCACCCCGGCAAGCGATGTCGTAATTCTCGAAGCCCTTGCAAAGCTTGACCAGATGAACGCCCCTATGGATGGCGAGCGGTACGCGCTTATCACTCCGACCGCCAATGCGTCGCTGGTACACGGGTTTGTAGGGCTTTATAATCCTGCATCTCTTATCGGTGAACAGTTCAAGTCTGGGTATCTGAAAAGCTCTCTCGGTCTCAATATCGCCCAGACCAACAACGTACACCGCATCACCATGGGTACGCGCAGTGGTGGGGCCATCCTTACCGATGGCGCGACTGTTACTGAAGGTATCAGTATGCTGCATATCGACGGTTTCGGTGGCGCAACGGAAACGATCAAGAAGGGCGAGAAATTCACGATTACCGGAGTGAACTCGGTAACGCCAGAAATGAAGATTGATACCGGCTCACTCATGCAGTTTACTGTTACGCAAGATTTCGTTGCGTCTGGTTCTGAGGGTGACCTGTACTTCTCTCCCCCGATCTATTCGACCGGTGCACGTCAGAATGTTACTGCGATGCCCGTTGCGAACGGAACGAACGGTTCGACCGGAGAGCTTAACTTTGCCGGAACTGCTGTTTCTACATCGTATCCGCACAACATCATCATGCACAAGAATGCACTTGCGCTTGTTACCGCCGACCTTCCGCTCCCGAAAAACGGTGTGGTTGAAGCGAAGCGCGACAAGCTGGACAATATTTCGATGCGGTATATCGAGTTCTACGACGGTGAAAACGACGAATGGAAATTCCGTTTTGACGTTTTCTGTGGGGTAAGCACGATGTACGCCGACCTCGGAGTTGTTCTTTTCGGGTAATTTGATACAGTATTTGGCGGGTTTAAAAATCCGCCAATCTATTTAACTAAAAAACAAACGAAAGAAGGAAATCATGGCAGAGTATAAACAGTTATCGGATGGGCGCCCTGATGGTGTTCAGCTCGGGAAGTCGGCTACGGACAAGATCGCTTTTTTTGGAGGAACTCCTGTTGTGCAACAGACTACAGTTACAGCAGTTGCAACAACCGGAGCAACGTCAACTTCGCCTTTCGGCTTCACCGAAGCTCAAGCAAATGCCATCATAGCTGGAATCAACGGCCTCAAGCTGGCTCTTGACAACCTGGATCTTACGGCGTAATCTATTCCGGGGAGAAATCCCCGGACGCTTTATTATGTACAAAGAATCGGTATTAAAAAAACTTAAGACCATGCGTCTTATGATTGCAACTGCTCATTATGAAAATAAAGCGTACTGCACATATGTTGATTCTTTGGTTAAAAGTAAAGATGTTCTGCATGAGCTTGGAATTAAACATTTTTGGCAAAGCGTCATGGGTGATAGCTATGTCGAAAGGGCAAAAAATTCAATACTGGGGCTTTTTCTTGATTCAAGGGCAACACATCTTTTGATGATAGACTCTGATATGTCGTGGGACATAGAAGGATTTATCAAGATACTTTCTACTGACAGGAATTTTGTTGCAGGTGCCTATCCGTGTAAAAACAACTGGGATGATTACGGTGTAAAAATAATTGGCAATCCTGATGAAGATGGGTTGTATGAAGTAGAGTATGCGCCGGGTGGATTTTACTCACTTTCTAAGACGTGTGTAAAAACAATGTGGGATGCCGCAATAAAGCAAGGTGAGTGCTATACTGATATTTCGGCAGCTTATAAAAAGTTAACAGCAGACCTTTTTCAAAGAAGGGTTGTTAACGGATGCAAACAAGGTGAGGATGTTACATTTTGCGAAATATGGCGCATTCTTGGAGGTAAAATCTACTTGGAGCCTAACATAAGGTTTGGCCATAGCGGAATAAAGGAATACATGGGTTGTTTTGCTGATAAAATTAAGGTATGCGACAAATGACTGTACTTGAACTTGCTAATGCGATTTTAAGAAAGTCCGGGTCAATTGCTTCTGGAGAAACCCTGCGGGCCGAAGCACTGAAAGATTGCATTGAATCAATCAATCTACTTCTCGAAGAATGGCACAACATTGGTCTAATCGCATTGCCTCAAAAACAAACGTTTAATGTGGTTGCAAATATTGCATCTTATACAATTGGCCCGGCAATGACATGGGCTGGAAGTAAGCCTTTAAAAATAACAGCTGCACATCTTACACTTGATGATGTTGATTACCCATTATCCATTATCGGCGACAATGAATACATGAGTATCACTGAAAAGGCTGTGGAAGAAACGCCAACCGTATTATACTATCTTCCATCCGAAAGTACTGGAACTGTTTATCTTGTAGGTGTTCCAGACCAGTCCTATACAATTACAATTTTAAGCAACAAGACATTTACTGCTTATTCTGAGTCAAACGTTTCCGCTACAGTGTCGTTACCTGACGGATACAAATCGGCTTTAATATATAATTCAGCCCTTGAGATTTGGCACGAATACGAAAAATCAGATCCTCCAATGCTGCTTGTAAAGAGGGCAAAGGAAACTCTTGAAGCGATAAGGAGAACTAACCTTAAAAAAGCAGCTCCGATGCAGCTTGACGGGCCATTTTGTGGTGATGGAAGTTATAGTTTTGAAACGGACAGTTTTTCATGATATTTGATATTGTACATGGAACTAATGCCGGGCGCTCGAATGCTATTTCGTGTACTGATCTTGTAAACTTTTACCCTGAGATAGAGGATGGTTCAAAGTCTAAATATGTAAAGTCTTTAATAGGGTGTCCTGGGTATAGGCTTGCCGTTGCTGCTTATACAAGCGGTTATTGCAGGGCATTGTATACAACCAGTACTGGAAGTAGGATGTTCTCTGTAATTGAAAACAAGCTAATTGAAATAACATCGGCAGAGATTGCAGTAGACAGAGGGACAATAAGCACAAGTACTGGAATGTGTGGGATTTGCGACAACGGAAGCCAGGTGCTTATAGTTGACGGATCAAACGGGTATATTTTTACTCTTGGAACGAACGCACTTGTGTCAATAACCGATGCCGATTTCCCTGATTATCCGACGCATTGCATTTTCAACAAAGGCTATTTCATTGTAAACAACTCCGGAAGCGGACAATTTTATTTCTCTTCTTCTTACGACGGTACCGCATGGCACGGACTTGATTTTGCCACCGCTGAATATTCAGCCGACACTTTGCAGGGAATAATAAAGACAAGCAACGGAACTATATGGATGGTAGGAAGTCAATCTGTAGAGCTTTGGCAGTCAGTTGAAAGTGCTGACTTGCCTTGGCAAGCGATATTTGGAGCTGTAAAAGAGTATGGGTGTATTGCCCCTTATTCGATAGCCTCTAACGGATCGCAAGTTTTCTTTGTCGGTAACGGGCAAAACGGATACGCTTCTGTTTTTATGGGAAACGGGTACGAGATATCAAAAATAAGCACTCCTGCAATAGAGTACCAGATAAAGCAGTTTGTTGGAATAGGAAACGCTACTGCATTTGTGTACAGTGATGAGGGCCACTCTTTTTATGTGTTAAATTTTACTTCAGAAAAGACGCTTGTATATGATTTATCAAGTGGAGAGTGGCACAGAAGGGCAAGTTTTAACGCTCAAAGCGGGACGAATTTAAGGCAGTTTTCACAAGGGTGCTGTTTTTTTAACGGAAAGCTTTATGTTGGATCTTACCAAAGCGGAAATATATACGAAATGTCTCTTGATATTTATAGTGAAGCAGGTGAAAGTATAAAGCGTGAAATAGCAACCAACTATATATCAAGTGAAAACGAGCTACTACGCCACATGTCGGTAGAAATGGATATGGAAACCGGAGTAGGTTTGGTTGGCGGGGTTTCACCAACCGTATCTATGAGATTTTCCGATGACCTTAATAAAACTCTTTCAAATTCAATTACTGCAACTCCAGGGAAAATAGGAGAGTACCTTGAAAGGGTGATTTTTAAAAGACTTGGAAGGTCTCGTAAGAGGTCGTACAACTTTATTTTTACCGATTCGGTAAAATGGGTTATAAATAGCCTTTTTGTAAAGGTTGGATGATGTTGTCTCAATTCAGCTTTGGAGCACGAACATTACAGGAGATGCACAATTGG